ATGCAATTCGACGCGCGCGCTGCCAAGCTCCTCAAGCCGGGAGAGCACATGACGATCGCAGACCATCCGGGCCTCCGCCTCGAATGCACCGCCACCCGGCGCACGTGGATCTACCGCTACAAGTCACCAGTCGACGGCCGCATGAAGCAGACGAAGATCGGGGCATGGCCGGCGATGTCGCCGGCGGCGGCCATTGTCCAGTGGGAGGAGCTCAGGGCTGCCCGGGACAGTGGACGCGATGTGGCAGCAGAGAAACGCGAGGCACGCTCCAAGGCGCGCACGGTCGAAAACGGAAGTTTACCGCACGCCGGTCCGTACACGGTGCGACGGCTGTGCGCCGACTACCTGGTGGGTCACGTGGAGCGCAATCGCGCACTCAAGGGGGCGAAAGAGATCCGTCGTATGTTTGACACAATGCTTGCGCCAATTGCGGACATGCTCCCGGAGGCGGTCACCCGTGCGACTGCATTCGATCTGCTCAATTCGTTCGCGCACATCCCGGTCCAGGCTGGCAGGCTGCGTTCTGAACTAGGGGCCGCCTGGGATTACGGCCTCGATGCTGGGCGGCTCAGGGAAGACACCCCGAACTGGTGGCGCCAGATCATGCGCGGCCGGCTGCGGAGCAATGGGAAGAAGATCGAGGGTAAGGCCGTCGGCCAGTCGAAGCGTGTGCTCTCTGAGGCTGAGGTGGGCGAGTTGATTCGCTGGCTGCCGAACTTTAGCCGTATCGTGGACGATGCGTTGGCGATGTACCTGTGGACGGGCACGCGCGGCTCTGAGATTGCTTCCATGGAGGCGGCCGAGATCGCCGAAGAGGAGGATGGTCTATGGTGGACAATCCCAAAATCGAAGACCAAGAACGCCCGCCGGCCGGGCGCGACGGATCTGCGCGTGCCGCTGTTCGGCCGGGCCGCGCAGATCGTGCGGCGGCGCCTGGCGGTGGCCGGTGACGGGTATCTATTTCCGGCCAGGGTGGGCGGGCCCATCGAACAGAAGGTAATTCAGACGGCCGTGCACTACCATCAGCCGTATTCCAAGACTCGGCCAGAGGACCAGCGCCCACGGCTTACCATCACGCACTGGGCGCCGCACGATCTCCGGCGCACGGCGCGCACGCTGCTAGCTTCTATGGGCTGCCCGAACGATGTTGCAGAATCCATCCTCGGCCATATGCTCCCAGGCGTGCAGGGTGTTTACAACCGGCACACGTACGACCGAGAGCGGCATGAGTGGATGGGAAAGCTATCAGTGAAATTGGAATCCCTAGCCAGCGATGGCGGTGCTGACTTTGTCACAAAAGATTGATTTGTGGTTAAAAATCAATGAGTTATTGTTCGGTTGTGCCAAGGCTGCAACAGGCTTGCCAGGCAAAAAAGTAGTAGTAACGCTTCTTTTGTGCAGTGCGGAGATATGTTAGTATCCGCTCCAATTTGCGTTCGACTACGTCACAGATCGGGCCAAAATAACAAAAATTCGGGAGAGTCCGGTGTCATCTTTCGAGGTGCGAAAGCCCTTGTTCGAGCGACTCGCTTCAATGCGAGGGTCGTCAGTGATCTCGTACATCACTGGCGATAGGCGTCAGCTTGAAACGCAAATCTCGCCAGAGATTATTGACATATTTGTTCAACATCTGGACGCCATCGGGCCCGTTAAAAAGCTATCGCTCGTGTTGTACACGAACGGTGGCGACACGGCCGCTGCTTGGCGTCTGATCAACCTGCTGCACACGTTCTGTGATGACCTTGAGGTCATCATTCCGGCCAAGGCACTGAGCGCTGGCACTCTGATCTCGCTCGGCGCAAATCGTGTCGTTATGACGAAGCAGGCGGCACTTGGACCGATTGACCCCAGTGTGAATCATCCCCTGAGCCCGCCGGTGCCTCAGGCGCCACATGTTCGAGTTCCCGTAAGTGTCGAGGCTGTCACGGGCTACCTGGACGCCGCAAAGCAGTTCGGCGCCGATCCAGCCGCTCTCACGCAACTCCTGCTGGATCTGTCCAATAAGGTCCATCCGCTGGTGCTCGGCCAGATTTTTCGCTCGCGCGAACAAATTCGGTTCCTGGCTAAAAAGTTGCTTGTTCGTCAAGTGCAAGACCAGGAAAAGAGCAAGGAAATCATCGATTTTCTCTGCGCAGAGTCTGGAAGCCACGACTACACTATCAATCGACGTGAGGCGCTCGAGTTGGGGCTGCAAGTCGAGAAGCCCAGCGACGAGTTGTATGGGGTTCTGAAGCAAATCCATGAAAGCTATGTCGAAGAGATGAAGTTGCTGGAGCCCTATGACCCCTTCAGCATGCTGGCCCAACAGCCAATGGTGGAGTATCGACTTCCGCGAGTGATGATCGAAAGCGCTCCGTTTGGTAGCCACCGGTTTGTATCCGAGGGAGTGATCAGTAGGGTCGCTCAGGTTCCGCAGATGCCGCCTGGGATGCAAGTTCCAGCCGTACCGTTTCAGCAGGACCCAATCAACGACAACCGTCGCTTTGAAGGATGGAGAAAAATATGAACGACTACTACTTCCGAGGTTCGGCCGACGCAAGCCAGTTGTATCGCCCCTCTGCAGCTGTGGGCTCTGTCGACACTGTTGGAGCTGCGGTGAGCGGCAATCTGTCGGATTTCATGAAGAACTCGACCGTGTACAGAGTTCCGATGCCGATTCAAGGCACAATCTATTATCCGGAGACATCGGTCGCCGGCTTGGTGACCCAGCGAAGCTGAGCTGTCGCTAGCAATGAAAAAGGCCCCTTGCAGGGGCCTTTTTCATTGCTAGTTGGTGCGGCATCCCCTGCGCCATAACGCGTTGGGGTCTATGCGCATGCGGCGCGACGCCAGGCGTTGAAGGGAAAGCCGAGCTTCGCGTGGAAGCGCTGGGCGGCGGCTGGGTCGGCATCCAGTTCGCGGCGCGACGGGATCTCGCAGACGGTGCGAATCACGGCGGCGGCCCGCTCGACATCCTCCAGATCAGAAAAGTCCTTCCACTCGGCGGGAAAGCGCTCAGCGACGAATTGGCGGAAGGCGGGATGACCGCACAGGATGCCGGCGGTGCGGGCGAGGGCGGGGCGGGTCATGATTGCTCCCCTGGTGCAGGCTGCGGCCGGCGATCCACCACGATCTCGCATTGCGCCTCGTACTTGTAACCCGTACTGGTGCTCGTCGAGGATAGCCAGAGGCGTTTAATGCTGACATTGCGGTGGGTCAAATCCAGTCCGGCACTCTCCGCAACAGCCCTTGCCACCAGTTCCTCTAGTTGCTTCTGATCCAGGTGAGCGAAATATCGCTCTTCGTCGACCTCCGACCGATTCACATTGATCTCGCTCACTTGACCTCCTTGCTGCCGCTCATGGCGGCGCGACGATTTCGCAGGATCTCGACCAGGCCGGCCCGGTCGATCTGAACGGCGCCGAACTGCACGGCCAGCGTCCGCTTGCTTTTGGCGATGTCGAAATGTTCGTGGTGCGTACCTGCCTTCTGGAGCCACTTCCGGTCCACTCCGATCTTGTCGGCCATCCCCAGTAATTCTTCGGTCGTGTCGGCCAGCATGTGGCACATCACCATGCGGCCATAGCTGGCTTCCATGTCGTCAACGTAGACTGTCATTCCCATGCCTCGAAGAAGCCCAACTTGCCGGGCATTGCGATGAATGGCACCGGGCGGGCGTCGGACAGCTTGAAGCCCCAGCAGTCCGGCATGTGCCACGGCGAACCGCTCTCGCGCACGCAGTCCGTGACGTGGGCAATTCCCACGATGCCGCCGCGCTCCAATGCCTCGATTTTCGGCAGTTTGATGAGGGTTGCATTGCACGGGCCTGTCTCGTACAGATCGAACAGGAAATACTGCACGTCCTGATATTCGCGGCGCGTCATGCCCTTGCTGGCGTGGATCAGAACCGGGCCGCGGTGCTTCGTCGCCCAGCTCCGGTTCTCGATGTCCTTGTGGCCGTTGACGATCAGCCAGGCCCACGGCTGGCGGATGGATAGGGCTTTCATGCCCCCTCCTTGCTGGCGCGCAGGGAGGCGTCGATAGCTGCTCGGGTCTCGCTGTCCAGGCGCAGGGGAATGACGCCTTCCTCGGGGTATTCAACGTGCCAAGCGTAGATGCCTGGCCCGCTGTCTTTGCCATCGTCGTCCTTGGCGCCCGATAGCCGTCCAATGAATAGCTCCGTATCCATCTGCTCGTGGTTCGCGTCGATGCCTGCGGGCAACGCATCCGGCGCCGCAATCTCCAGGCACTCGAGCAGCTCTCGCCCTGATAGGCAAATTGCAGGAGCCTGGGATGAAAACTGATGCGGCGCCGGGTTAGCGGGCAGGGTGGCGCCATTCGGCGGCACGAGCGATAGTTCGAAGCAGGCGGCGGAAGGCGAGATTGGCTGCCCAAGTGCCCACAAGAATGCGCAGAAGTTTGCGACGTCGCGCGGATCGCCCTTCTCGACGTGCTCGCGCAGCATCCGGGACAGATCGGCGGGAGGGCAAGTCTTCCAGCCACAGCGGCCTTTCTCGCGTGCCTTGGCGAGCTTCTTCTTCAGTTCGATGGCGAAGCGGTCGACAGCGGCGTCGTCCGGGTTCTCGGCGGCCAGCTTATCGAGCCTGTCGGCATTCGGCATCGGGTCCGTGTTGGCGTCGAAATAGGCCTGCGCCTGGGTGCCGTGCGGCTCGTCTTCATCAGGAATGAGACCGGGACCAATCAGGGTGTTCTGGATCCACTGCATTGCTGCATCGGCGCCCCCGCCGTGCTCCCATTCGATCCACGCCGCCTGCATGGCCAGCGTGAGGTTGTGACAGATTTCGGCAAGAAGCTGATCGCCGCTCCTGCGCTTGGCTTGCTGCGCCGACTCATCGATAGCCTTCAGTAGCGCATTCCGATACTGGCCCATCGATTGAAAGGTGATGGCGTAGCCATCGTTTGCGACCAGGTCGCGAATCGATTGCATCATGGTCATACCTCGAAAAGCGCCACCTGGCGCGGGTCAACTTCGGTGGGGGAGGGCTCGGCCTTCGTGGCGCGGGCCGGCTTGTCTGATTGCGGCTCGGGGCGATAGACCCGGCCACCTTCGCGCACATGGGCAAACAGGCGTCGAATCGCGTCGACGGGGTTGGCGCACGCGCGTGCTTCGCCTGGGATGAAGAGACCGGCGTTGTGCGGAATCAAATCGCTGTAGGCGCAACCCAGCTCGTGCGCAAGCTGGGTCATGGCGTCATTGATGGCGCTGGCCACGTCGGCGTTGCCGCTCGCTGCTGCGGCGATCGTCGCGGGCTCCTCGCCGGGCAATACCTCGCGCACTAGCACGCGCTCGATCTCGGCCGGACTGCGGCTCCAGGCGCTGGGATCCATGCACATGACGCCGCGGGCCGGGCTGGTGATGGCGGCATACCATTCGCGTGGTTGGCTCATTAGTGCTCCTCCTGGTCTTCGGTGTCGGCATGCCTTTTGAACCAGCGGTACTGGGCGTGCAGGCTGATGGCCAGGGCGATCAGTAGCCCTACGGCGGTGACGATCAGCGAGATTCGGTAGCTCATGGCTTACTCGGCGTGTATGCGTCGACGGCGGCGTCAGCGTCAGCGCCACAAAGGTGCTTGCTGCGGCGCGGGCCGCCTGGGAGCGAAATGCACGGGATGCCGGATACGCCGAGTTGCTCGACGGGAACGGCGCGGAGCTTGCGGTAGCGCTCGGCATCGCAGGCGAGTAGTTCGCGGCTGCCGCGCAGCAGGGCGCGCATGGCCTGCTCGGCAATGACCTGGTGATCGCCGCCGCGCACGTGCAGCATCATGGCGAAGTTGGCTACGTCGACCGGATCGCCCTTGCATACGGCTTCGGCCATCATTTGCGAGAGTCGCTCGATCGAGCATTCGAGCGGGTTGTCCCAGCCGCCCCGGCCGGCAGCCCGGCACCTTGCGAGTTTGCGCTTCATCGCGGCGGCCAGATGGTCAACGCCGATGTCGTCGGCGTTGATGTTCCGCTGCTTGCGAAAGGGCCGGTCCGGGTTCGATGCCGCGGCGAGCCGCAGGCTTTGGTCGGCCGGCAGGCGCGCGGCGATGCTGGTGATCGACGGCGGGCGGTCGGCTCGGTGGTTTGCTTTCTTCTTCATTGGATCTCCTCAGCTGGCGAGCAGCTCGTCGAGCGTCTTGCCGTCCTTCAGGGCCTGCTCGACCCAGCCTGGGCGCTTGCCGCGGCCGGTCCAGGTGTTGCCGAGCTCGTCGCGATAGTGGACAGCGGGCTTTCGGGTGGTGGGCTTCGCTGCTGCCTTGGGCGGGATGGGGCGGCGCAGCAGGGCGGGGAGCCAGCGGCGGCCGTCCAGGTGTCCCTCGGCCGCGGCTATCATGTCGCCCTTCTTCATACCGGCCAGGCCTGCGGCGGCTTCTTCACCGGCAGCTTCGCGCACGGCTTCGATGCGGCGGGCTGCCGGCACGCTGGCCAAGTAGGAGCTGGCGGTGGGCTGCCACCAGTCGGCCATGTCCAGATCTACCGCCTTGGCGAGCTGGTTGGCGCGCACGTGGCCAGCGGAGTCCTCGCGTTGCTCAAACGTGTTGATGCTGTGCGCAACGCAGACGGCGAGCAGGTCGAGCTGGTCGGCCTGGCTGAGATCGTGCAGCCAGGTGAACAGATCCTCATCCTCGCCGGGCATGCGCTCTTCCCAGTGGGCGACGCTGGCTTCCATGCTCTGCCAGGCACGCGAGGACTCCATGTCAGCTGAGGCCGAGGAAACGGAGCCGCGCTGGTCGGTGATTGATACCTTGGCCACAGCGTCGTAGCGGAAGCGATGGCCCAGTGACGAATGGAAAACGCCCGGCACCAGGGCGTACAGCAGCGCCGTCAGCGCCACCGCCGGCGACGCGGCCACCAGCGCTTGCAGCGCGGCCGTGCGGTGAGCGGTGAGTTTTTGCACCAGCGTCGCGGACAGCGACGGCGCTTGCGGCGCCTGGGTGGGGGTCTCGCCATTGCTGTCGTCGGCCGGCAGATCCCGCGGCTTCTTGCCGTCCTTGGCCGGCTTGATCATGCCGCGATGGATCTCCACGACGCCGCTGTGGTCGATGGTGACGATCGCGCCGGCGCGGGACTTCTGGCGCTCGCTATAGGCTTCCAGGCCTGCCTTGAGATTGGCGATCTCGGCCTCGACGCGGTCGAACTCGGCTTGCTGTTCTTCGGTCGAGTCATCGTCCCGGAGCAGATCGTCGAGCTGGCGCGCGCGCGCCTCCAGTTGCTCGAGCTGCGCGGCCTCCGCGGCGGTGACGTCGCGCTTCTTCGGCTGGCTGCGGCCGAAGCTGTGCTCCTCGCTATAGTCGAGCTTTTCCCGGGCTTCGACCCAGCTCCAGTTTTCCGCGCGCACCTGGTCGGCGATCGCCTCGAGCTTCTCCATGGCCAGATGCTTGAGCAGCTGCGCATCGCCGATGTAGCCGCCGCCGTCGCTGAACAGGTCGCGGGTGACCGGCCCGCCGGCGGCCTCGTAGGCATCCAGGCCGACGAAGCGCGCCAGCCGATCGCGCGAGGCATCGATGGCCTTGTCGACCAGGGCTTCGCGGAGCGCCTGCGGATTGCGATTCCAGCCTTTGGCGGAATCCCACACGCGCTCCTGGTCGGCGTGGTTATCGGAAATGGCCAGGGCGGTGAGCTGGTCCAGCTTGATGTTGCCCGCGCGGTATTCGCCGATCAGCCGAGGCGAGATGTTGGCCAGCTTCAGGCGGCGGCGCACTACCAGTGGTGTGACGCCAAAGCGCGCGGCGACATCGTCGATGGAGCTGCCGGCATCGATCAGCCCCTTGAAGGCTTCGAACTCGTCGGCTGGGTGCATCGCCTCGTGCATGTTCTCGGCGATGCTGGCCTCCTCGGCGCCGAAGGCTTCGCGCAGGATGCAAAGCACCTCTTGGTCCTTGGGCAGCTTGCGCTCGGCCACCAGCTGCTGCAGCGCCTGCAGGCGCCGGCCGCCGGCGATGACCTCATAGGGCGCGGCGCTTTTCTTGCGGCTGGAGGTGGCCGTGATGGTCAGGTTCTGCATCAGCCCGTGAGCAAGGATCGATGCGGCCAGTTCGTTGATGGTGGAGGAGGGGGTCTTGCGGACGTTTCGCGGCGAGATGGCCAGCTGCTCGATGCGCACGTGCAAAAGATCGCCTGCTTGAGGGGTGCTCATGTGGTGCTCCGGATGGTTGGGGTCAGGCTTCGACGGGCGCGCCTTGCGCTTGCATGGCGGCCTTGGTGATGGCGTGGGCGGCGGTGAATGTGTCGAGGCGCGTACGGCCGATGGCGTCCTCGATGGTGGGTGCGGCTGCGCGCAGCGTCAGCGCTTCAAGCTCCAGGACCGTGACCTTGGCGGTGCGCTGCCAGCGCCCGAAAACACTAGCCATGGCGCGGCGGGCTGATCCCAGCTGCACGTCATAGTCCGGGATGCCCTGCGCCTTCATGGCGAGGGTGATCAACTCCAGCGTGCGCATCAGCCGGTTGTAGCCGGTATCGCTGGGCGCGCTGATGAAGCTGGCCAGGTCCGCGTAAAACGTGAGGCCGACGTGCTGCGTGTTCTGGACCGTCATGGGGATGGCGACCGGCCGCGGCTGGTAGTGGCTGCGCTTTTTCATGCTTCGGCTCCCACAAACTCGGCGTCGCCGACCACGCGGTCGAGCAGATCGAAGGCGCGGAAGCAATCCTTGGTGACGGTGACCTGATGGTCGGTGTCGCGCAGCGAGATGCCGTTCTCGGGGCCAAAGTCGGGCAGGCCTGGGTCGCGCAGGTGCACGACGATCCCGCCGCGCTCGGCAAGGATCTCCGCGTCGACGCGATCGCGGATGTTGGTCACTACGATGTGGTGCCCGCTCAGGTCGTCGACCAGGTCGTCGGTGATGAGCTTGGTGGAAATGAAAGCGTGGGCGCGCGACAAATAGTCGGCGACAACATCCTGGCCGACGCCAGGGCGGCCGGTGAGTCCGATCAACATGGAGTACTCCTCAGTCGAGGTCGTTGGCTTGAAGTCGTTTCAGGTCGATAGCCGGCCGGCGTTCTCGCTGGCGGGCGGCGACGCGTTGAGCCTTGAGTCGCGCGGCGATCAGGCGGATCAGGGCTTTGCGAATAGGGGGCTTTCTGACCTCTTCCTCCGCAATGCCGCTGCCCTGGATACGCAGGAACTCTGCGACCAGGGAGGCATGGGAGAAGGGCCGGCGACTCATGCGCGCGTGACAGAAACGGAGCGCGCGCCGCGATCGAAGCCGTCTTCGATCGCATCCCAGGAGCTGCGGTAAAGGCCGAAGTAGGTGTGCCGGCCGTTGATGGTGATGCGGAAGGCAATCATTGCGGCTTTCTCCTCGACGTGTTGGGCGGCGGCAACAGGTCTGAAACAGGGCGGGTCTCGGCCCATTCCTCAACCTCGCGAACGAGCCAGGCAACCCGACGGCTCGAAACGGTGCGCGGTTTCGGGAACTGCTCTTCGCGCACGAGCTTTTGCACGCTGGTTTCCGAGAGCGCCACGATGGACGCTACCGTAGGTAGGTCGACGTAGAAGGGGCGGATCATTGCGCAGCCCCCATAGCGCGAGCTGTCGCCCTGGCGGCTGCTTCTGCGAGATCTCGGGCTCGCTCTAGCTCGAGGTATTGCCAGCAGAGTTCGAGCAGTTCAGGCATGGAGGTCACGCAAGACTCGAGCCGCTCGCCGTAGTGGCCGCCCACAGTGATGCATTCGATCTTTATCTGTGCGCCATGCTCTCGCGACGTTAGGGGTTCGCCTCGTACGTCGTCCCATGCCGGGCAATGCCAGAAGTCGATGCAAAGATCGAGTTCGACGCTGAGGCCAGATGTCGTACTGAAGGACATCGCCTCCCGCATGTAGTGGCGGGTGGGGCTGGTCTCCTCCAAGCGGAGGAAGTCCGGATCCTGATTGGCGCTGTCTAGGAAAATAGATCTGCCACGATCGCCTTCGGTGTACCCGGACCGGTAGATCTGCCACGATCGCCTTCGGTGTACCCGGACCGGTAGATCCAGTTGTGCTCGGTGCCGAAGTCATCGATGACCAGCCAGCGGTTAGGGCGCGGACGTACTGCGTAGTCGGGATATTCGAGATGCATGGCCCCACCTCACACTTGGCGCGCGGAGGCGGTGGCGGGCACTACCTGCTCATCGAATTCAACTGCGCAGGCGTGGGCGACGTAGACGGCAAATACCAGGGCGAGGTAGGTAAGCCAGCCTTTGATGCGTGTACGTTTATTCATATATGTCCTCTCCGCTTTCCGGCGAGTGTAGTACATATATGAATCATAGAACAGACATAAATGTCCAACCTGCCCTGCAGGAAGTCGAATTTCTTTCTATTGGACGGATATGTCCAATAGCCTACGGGCTCTCAGAGGTTAGTTCCTGAAGATGGGTGGAAACCAGAGAATTTGCCGTGGATACCCCGCGGGAGAACAGGGCTAGAGCCTCCATCGGATGTCGTCGGACGCTTCCTTTGATCCCTATTCGATAGTCGCCGTTGTTGAGCGCGAGCCCAAAGGTCAGGCCGCGCAGCCGCCCTTCGCCATTGAGGCGTAAAAGGGCGATCAATGCATCGTTAATTTCAGCGCGTTCTTTTTCGTGGATGTTGGCCAACTGCACTACGTGTAACCCCTTCCCGCGTGTGCCTGTCTTCAGGGGCACTGTGCGGTACCGTCAAAGCATCCAGATCCACTGGGCTTGCGGGGTTTTCAAGCCGTACTTTAGAGGGGAAAGCGTAAGCCATCAGCAATTGGAAAACGCGTTCCAAATCCGATGGTGGAAGAGATCGAAGGACTTTGAGGCTGGCCAGTACTAGTTCATGCGCAGGCTCAACTTGGTCGCTGGCGGGATCCAGAAGGCTTCCGGCAGGTATCCCTAATCCGTCGGCGATGTGGTCGAGCATGGATAGCGTGATATCCGACTCCATGCTCATGTACCGCCGGAGCGTAGTCGCATGCATGCCGAGGGCAACGGCCATCGCATTGATGCTAGCGAAGCGCCGGCCCGGCCCGATCATAAGGTCTAGGCGCCCGACCAGGGTTGAAAGGCTCGGCGATTGGATTGGGGCTTTCGGCATATCCAGATGGTACGGATCGGAATAGTTCGTATGTGACCTATAATTCGATTGATGATCGTACATATATGTACTACCATCCAGGGCTATGAGAGATACCGCACAAATTAGGGGCTGGCTGGCGCAGCAGAAGGGGCGGCGCGGTGCGATTGCTAAGCGGCTGGGAATCAATCCCAAGACGCTGGAACGCATCGCCAACTCGCCCGACTACTACCCGCGCGCCGACACCCTAGAAAAGATCGATCGATTTATCTCTGAAGAGATGGGCGAAGTCTGATGTTCGACCAAACAAGGATAGGAACAATGATCAAGAACCTCTACGCCCGCCTGGTGCTATGGCTGATCGCGCCGGCGTTGCAACTGCGCCAGGCTGAACTCGACGAAGCTGCGCAGCCCGCTCGCCACCGGTTCCGAGACTCTGTAGGCCGGGGCAGCGGTCACCACTCACACTTCATTGCTGTGCTGCGCTCACTAGCTGAAGCATCAGCTGTTCGTAGTCATCTAGGGTCTTCCGAACCTCCTCACCATAGGTTTCGTTAAGAAAGTGGACCCTCGCGTGTTCCATGGACTGACGAATGATCGGCTTGAGTTTCTTGGGTTGGGGGTGCGTGAGCACAAGACTCGTGAGCATGGCTTGCGTACCAATGAGGCTGCCGTGCAGAACGTCGACGCGTTCCTTCAGATCTGCGATTTCCGCGAAAAGTTTGTTGTTTTCCATGTGCATCCCTTTCAGGTTGGTTATTGGGGTCAGAGCCAACGTTCATACCTGATGTAGGGGTGCGCACCAATTCCACCGATGAGGGGATTCGCCGCCTCTCGATCGGAGTCAATCGGCGAAGGAATTTTGGCTTGGGTTGGAACACAGATTTCTCCCTGGGCTGGCGGTCAACGAGCCGCCTTGAAACGAAGATTAGCAGGCCGTGCGCTAGGAAAGAACGGCTGTATTCCGGGGGTTTACCGTGGTTTCTGTGAAGACCGACAACGACATCAATCAGCACGAGGCCCTCTACAGCCTCGCGAGCCGGTATCCGGGTTCGATTGAAGGCCTCGCGCAGGCCATGGGTCGCCGCCTCGGGCGGCAGATGTACCCCAATGTCTTGCGCAACAAGCTGCGGCCAGGCATCGATACGCACCATCTCAATTTCGAGGAGTACTCCCTCATCCTGGAGTTGTGCGAGGAGGCCAAGCTCGATGGCTGGCGGATCCCGATGCACGCGCTTTGCTGGCGTCATGGAATGGTTGCGATTCCCTTGCCGCAAGGCGAGGGCGCGCCCGCAAGCGTGGCGAACGCCATGCGCCAGGCCGGCGAGGCGGCGCGGGAGTTCGGCGAAATGATGGGGGAATTCGCTCAGGCTGCAGCAGACGGCAAGATCACGCGAAGCGAGGCCGAGCGTGTATTGCCCGAAATTCAGCACGTGCTGACCATGGTGACGATGCTGCGGGAATCCGTCGAGGCCGTTACGGTTCCTGACAATACCTCCCCCGCGAATCCGCGTCTCGTATGACCCGAATTGATCTGTTGCCCGGCGCACATAGTGCGGGGCCGGCGGGGTGCGTGCGCAAAAAACTCGTTCTGCGGAAGCGAAAGCCGCTCACGAAGGCTGAGCTGGAGCATTTCTTCGATCGCATCAAAGAGCGAATTCTGAAGGGCGTGCGGGTGCAGAACAAGTTGACGGAGGAGTGGGAAACGGACCGCTCCCCCTTCGGTGTTTTCGTCATGAAGAGCAAGCGTGGCGGAAAGATGCGGGATATCCGTCTGCTTAGCATCAAAGACCCGAACTACGAAGCCCAGCTGCGTGTCGACGAAGCGCAGCAGCACTACATCGCGACGTATGACGGTCGAGCCAGCCTCGGGGATGTGCTGGAGCACCTGAGCACCTTTGATCGGGAGCTGCCCAGGTGAAAATGGAGGTCGTGTTCTGGCGTGACATGAGCTGCTGCAAGTCGACGCGGGCCAGTGTTGGCCTCGCGTGCGATCGCGGCAGCCAGCTCTGTTGTGCCTGGCACCACCTGGAGCACGTGCGCAAGCCGAAGGGGTTGTCAGTACTGCAGGCCTTCGCGCGAAGCCTGCTGGAATTTTGGTCGCTCGCTGAAGTGCACTGGGTCTTCAACGCTGGCGGAGAAATGTCCGCGCTGGCTCTTGTCTGTGCGGCGCGCTGCGCCTCGTTGCCGGCCGGGGCCGCGCGCGAAGCCTACTGCGCCGAAATCGTTGCTGCGACCTCCCCTGAGTTCGTGGCTACCTTCGAAGTTCTCTTCTGTGAGGCCGCCGCTGCGCGGCCATAGCTTCTATGGACCTACCAATTCAATCCATCGAATCGTTGCGCCTCGGTGGGCGCGATGCGGCCGCGTGTGGCCAGTGTGAGGGTGCCAATCCGTTCCCGCGCGGCTGCGCGCATCACGAGCAGTGGGCGGATGGCTATGACTGGGCTGTGATCACGATGGTGGATCGTTGCGACCAGGAGGGCGGCTAATGTCGGCAGTTCGCATCAGCATCAACAGCGCGGAGTTCGATGCTCTCGAGGGTGAAAGCGATGAGCTATTCCGCTTGTATGTGGGGGCGATTCGACCGCGTATGAACTTCGCAACGGGTGTTGTTGGGCAGCGGCCGCATCTTAGCTACCAAGGCTTGAAGGAATGGACTGAGCGCCGCGCCCGGCCTGGCGTGAAGTACCTCGCCCATGACAAGAGCAAGCTGCATCGCATGCTGGCGCGCCTGCAGACGATCGGGCTGCTTCGCAGGATCGGTCGTGCTGGCGACCTGGTATTTGCGTGCCCACTCGCTGATCGCGATAGCGCTCGCCCAAAACAAGCCGACACGAAGTTGAAACAAGGCGGTAATGCCCGTAAACCTAGTCGTAGCAAGGGCTCGCGGGACTTATCCACAAAGGGCAAAAACGCAGAAGTCGCAACACACCCGGAGTCCGGTAACACCTATACCCCTCCCAGCCCTCCCCGCGATGCGGATGCCGGCGGCTCCGGCGCATCTGTTCATCCAGCCCCCCACGCCTGCGGCGCGTGGGGTAAGCAGGACCCCCAACACCAGCATCCTGCCGATACCCTTGCCTCCGGTTCGCTCCATGACGCGACGGCTTCTGAGGGAAGTGCAAATCCCCCCCCCCACGCCGATGGCGTGGGGGGCGAGCTGGGCCCCCAACACCCTCGCGCAACAGCGCAGCAGCTCTCAGAGGAATGCCACGAGCACGAGAACGGCGGCGGGGAGGGGCCTCCGGCCCAGCTTTCAGAGAGGGGGGTGGGTGCGCTCGAGTGGGAGGACCATCTGGCTTGGCCGGTGCGCGTGACGCCGGAACAGCGGGCCTACCTTGCACAGGTGAAGCGCGAGGAGGGCGAAACGCTGCTCCAGCGTGTTTTGGACGAACTGCGAGGCGCTGTGGCGTCCGTGCCCGGCGGCATCAAGGACGAGTGGGCGTACTTCCACGTATTGTTGCGAAATGCGAAAGAGAAGGGCGATGCGTGGCAGACGGTCTATGCCGAAAAAATCGCCCTCGCACGACAGAATGTTGCGCGGACCATGGCGCAGCAGAAGGCCGAGGACGCCGCATACGCGGCATCGATCGGCGGTGTGCCTGGTTACCCTGGTAAGGGCGAGTTGCGCAAGTTGGTGCGTGGCGGTGCCCAGCGATGACAGTGCGCGAATTGAGTCCGGAGGCGGCGTACGCCGAGGCCGTCTTGCAGCTGCCGCTCCGCGCTGGCCAGCGCGACCGGTGGAGCGATCGCGCGGTGTTCTGGACTGCGGTCCGCTTCGGCATCGACCAGATTCAGCCAGACACGTGGCCAGCTGCGGCCGATCGCTGGACGCGTCTGTGGGAAGTCGCGTCCAGCGAACACCTGGCGCCGATCCCTGGGATTCCTGAAGTCGACAACCTGCCGAGGGATGCCGCGGCAGCCGATCGTGGTCTGGCGCAAATGCGCGCTATCGTCGGAAAGCGGAGGTGAGCATGGCAAGCGATGACTGGGTCAAGAATCGGCTGCGGTCGTGGGCAGCGTGGCTGCACAAGGGCAACGGCGGCCGCGGCTACGGCGAAAGCAGCCTGACAATCGACGAAGCGCGAACTGTGCCGGTGCTGCCGTTCGTGGCCACGTTCGAGGACGAATGCGAGCGCACCCACAAGGCCGTGCTCAAGCTGCCGGTCGACATGCGCAAGGTGGCGATGGGCTTCTACGTCGACGAGTTGCCTGCGCGGGTGGTGGGTAAGCTGCTGAAGGTCAGTGAGCGCCAGGCGTACCACATGAAAAACACGCTGCACGTGATGGTCAAATATTGCCTTGAGAATCAAAACGTTAAGACCCCCCCTTGGCGTTTGCTATTGAAATCCGTGCAGTGAATCAGTACATTTCCGCTACGCTGTGCGCTTGGTGCGTACGGTGAGAATGAAAGCCCGGCCCGGTTCTCCGCGTCGGGCTTTTTGCTTTCCGGAGACTGCGATGTTCATGCCGACGTGCTGCTTTCTGCTGTGGGGTGTGTATTGCCAGGCGTGCTTGACCATGTTTCAGCCGCATTGGGGACTGCGCCGATGACGCCGACGAAGTTGGAGGCGAAGCTCCAGGGGCAATCAGCGATTGCACGCAAGGTCTACGCGGCGGTGCCGATGCAATCCGCGTGGAACGTGGCGGACATCGTGGGCGCGATGCGTCGCGCGACGCGCACCAGCGTCGACCACCGGACAGTCATCGGATGCCTGATCGCCCTGAAGAGCGCTGGCATTGTGAGTGAGTCGCAAGCTGGCATGTTCAAGCGTGTGGAGGTCAAGGAAATGGCAATCGAAAACCCAAAACGTGAAGTCGTTGATTCGGCCCCAGTGGGAATGCCCGCGCCGCCGCTTGATCCACGGCCGATTGATGTGATCGCCAAGATCGCGTCGGGCCTGGTGTCCGTATCCGCGCAGATCCGCGAGTTGGCAACGGAGCTTGAGGATGCGTGGCTGCTGATCGAAGACGGCATCGCGGCGCAGGATGCGAACCTCGACAAGCTGAAGCAGCTGCAGTCCATCCTCAAGAGTTTGACCTGACCGTGTCTCCTCTCTGCCTGGACCGGGGGCGGTTGGCAGAGCTTCGTCGGGCCGGTGCGCCGCTACGCATCGGCCCGATTTTCTTCTCCCGGGGGCTCGCAGGTGCGGGCCCTTTTCGATAGGCCGGCGCGTTCTCCGCGTTCGCGTCGGCCTCTATTTTTCATCCTGTTTCGGAGTTCCGCATGCCCAAGCTCATCAAGCCGACCGTTGGCCGCAAGGTCTGGTACCGCCCCTCGACGACCGATACGACCGGCCCGAAGCCGATGATCGTGTCGACCGGTCAGCCGCTGGATGCCACCGTGATCGCCGTCTGGGGCGACCGCTGCGTGAACCTGCTGGTGGTCGACATCGTCGGCAATCATTTTCCGGTGCTGTCGTGCACGCTGCTCCAGGACGATGACGTGCCGGGCGTGGATGCCGATGGCAAAACGGTCGGCCGCTATGCCGAGTGGATGCCTTACCAGGTGGCGCAGGCCACCAAGGAATGCGCGGCGAGCTGATCTGGCGAGGCGCCCATCTCTGCGAGGTGAAGCATGGCGAATGTGACAGTCTCCACAAACATCGGCCCGTTCCTGCGTCTGATGGAGGACCAGCTCGGCCGGCAGTTTCCGTTCGCGGTGGCCAAGGGCCTGACGCAGACTGCGCTCGATGCCAAGCAGCGCCTGGTCGAGGAGATGGGCAAGCGCTTCGATCGGCCCACGCGTTACACGCTCAACTCGATCTACATTCGCTCGGCCACCAAGCAGACGCTCGAGGCTCGCGTGTGGGTCAAGAGCGATGCGGGCAAGGGCACGCCGGCCGAGAAGTACCTGCTGCCCGAGGTCTACGGTGGTCAGCGCCGGCTCAAACGTTACGAGCGCTCGCTGCAGCAGGCTGGCATCCTGCCTCAAGGGAAAGTGGCCGTGCCGGGTGGCGCGGCGCAGCTCGACGCGTTCGGCAACATGAACCGCGGCCAGATCGTCCAGCTGCTGTCCTACTTCCGTGCGTTCGGCGAGCAGGGCTACCGCGCCAACATGACGGACAAGCGCCGCGACAGCCTGGCAAAGGGGCGTCCGTCCAAAGGACTGCGCGGGTTCTCGTATTTCGCACTCAGCCAGCCGGACGGCAAGCTGCCGGCTGGCATCTACCGCAAGAACGCGTACAGCGGTGCGGAGCGTGCGCGCATCGGTCACCTGCAACGTGGCGCGGCCAAGCCGGTGCTGCTGTTCGTCGATGCGCCCGAGTACACCACGCGCTTCCCGTTCTTCGAGCTGGTCGGCGACGTGGCCGGCACCAACCTTGTGCCGAACCTGCGCGCCGCCGCCGACCTGGCTGACGCCACGGCGCGCCGCTGACGAAAGTGCGGCCGGCGCCGCCCCCGGCCCGGCCTGCCCCCCCGAGGGCGGCCGGGTCCTTCCGGAAACCGCGTCATGGGGGTAATTCGATCCGCGTTTCGTTTCTAGATAAAGGGGGCGCAAGGGTTAGTTAGTTGGAGATCCGATGGGCAAGACGGTCAACCTGCAGGAGCTGGCAGAGATCACCGGCTTCGCCGTACAGACGCTGATTCGCTGGCAGAAAGATGAGGGCATGCCAGTGAAGCTGGCTGGCCAGCGCGGCCGAGGCAATGAGTACGACACCAGCGCGGTGATCACTTGGCTAACGCAGCGGGAGATGCATCGCGCAGGCCTGTCGAGCCCCAAGGATGAGCTCGATCGCGCCCGCAAGATCGAGGTCGAGATCCGCATCGGCGAAAAGCTCGACATGCTGGCGCCGGCCGCCACGTTCGAGCGCCTGTGGGGCGATCACGTCGAGGCCGCCAAGACCGAGTTGCTGCTGCTGCCCGGCAAGATCGCCGACGCCATATTCGAGAAGCACAGCGTCGAGGTCGACGAGGCGCTGGTGCTGCCTTTCATTGAGGAGTGCCTGGGCAAGCTCCAGCACCTGAGCGAGGACGATGATGGAGATCCCGACGCTGAGCATCCTGACGATGCCGGCGACGATGAAGAGGATGACGACGACGGCTAAGCGCACGCTGCGCTCCGCTGTCGCGCGTTGGGCGCTGCCGCCGCGCATGAACGCGCTGGAGTGGGCGCGCAAGTTCCGCTTCCTGTCGTCGATCGAGGCCGACCGCGCCGGCAAGTACGACCCGGAGGTGACGCCATATCTGTGCTGGCCGGGCAACCCACTCGAGGCGCTCGATGACCCGACCGTGATCGAGGTGTGCTGCCAGAAGTCGGCGCAGGTCGCCTGGACCTCGGGCGTGCTCGGCAACGTGCTGGGCAAGTGGATCGACCTGGACCCGTCGCCGATCCTGGGCCTGTTCCCGAAAGAGGGCGCGGCCAAGGAATACATGGCCGAGAAGTTCGAGCCGATGGTGACCGCCACGCCGCGGCTGCGCCAGGCGGTGGATCTGCGCAGTCGCAAGGCGCAGCAGCGCATGCTGTTCAAGCGCTTCCGCGGCGGCTTCCTGAAGCTCGTCGGCTCCAACTCGCCCAGTTCGGTGAAGTCGAGCCCGATTCCGCGGATTTTCATCGAGGAGCCGGATGACTGCAATCTGAACCTGCGCGGCCAGGGCGACTCGATCAAGCTGGCCAAGGAACGGACCAAGACCTTCCGGCGCTCGCGCGTCAAGATCGTGATCGGCGGCACGCCGACGGTCGAGGGTACGTCGACGATCGCGGCCGAGATGGAGCTGTCGGACAAGCGCGTCGGCATGGTGCCGTGCCACCACTGCGGCGAGGAGCATGCCCTCAGCTTCGATAACCTGAAGTGCCCGGAAAGCCCGGAGGCGTCGCATCCGATCTTCGGCAACAAGGTCCCGGAGAAGGCCTACTACGTGTGCCCGCATTGCGGTGGCCTGTGGAACGACGCGGAGAAACGCCGCAACGTGCGGGGCGGCCGCTGGATGGCGACCGCGCCCTTCAACGGCATCGCCGGCTACTTCATCAACGAGTTGTACAGCCCGTTTCCGGGCTCGACCATGCCCACCTTGATGGAGAACTGGCTCACGGCGCTGCATCACCTGGCGATGGGCGACGAAAGCAAGCTGGTCGCTTTCACCAACAGCTCCAAGGGCGAGGCCTACTCGTTCAAGGGCGACCAGGCCAAGCCCGAGGAGCTGGCCGAGCGGGCCAAGGACTACCTGCCGCGCACCGTGCCAGAGGGCGGCCTGCTGCTGACGGTCGGCGTCGACGTGCAGCCCGATCGCCTCGAAGTCGTCATTCGCGCCTGGGGCCGCGGCGAGGAGACCTGGCTGGTGCTGTACGAGCGCCTGTACGGGCAGACCGCGCTGATCCAGGACGACTGCTGGAATCAGCTCGACAAGCTGATCTTTGGCAAGTACCGCCACGCGCGCGGCATGGCATTGAGCATCAGCGCCGCGTCGATCGACAGCTCGGACGGCAACACCTCGGATGCGGTCTACAAGTACGTGCGATCGCGCCAGGGTCGCGGTGTGCCGCACGTGATGGCGATCAAGGGCGCGCGTAGTCCCGACGCCGAGATCTTCCGCAAGCCTGGCCCGGTGCTGGAGACCAACAAGAAGAACACCAAGGCCGCGCGCTATGGCGTGTCGGTGTTCATGGTCGGTGTCGGCCGGGCCAAGGACCTGCTGATCGGCGAGCGCGGCCGCGTCAGCCTGGAGGGCAAGGGGCCGGGCCGCTTTCACGTCTACAAGAACGTGATCGCGGACTACTTCGAGCAGCTGCTGGCCGAGGTCAAGGCGCCGGTGCGGCAACAGAACGGCCACGTGATCCGCGTCTGGCAAAAGAAGGTCGGCAAGCGCAATGAGGCGCTCGACTGCGAGGTGTATGCGCTGCACGCGTCGCGCGCGGCCAAGGTCCACCTTATGCAGGAGCGCGACTGGTCGATTCTGGAGGCGCGTCTGTCGCAGGGCGGGCTGTTCGATGAGCCCGAGCCGGTACCGGATCCGGTCGAGGCTGCGCCGGCGGCCGATGCACCCGTTGCCGACCAGGCGGACGAAGTCGACGACGCGGACGACGCGTCGAAACTGCCGCCGGTACCGGAAGCGCTGCCCGCAACCGTCGATTCACCCAACCTGCCACCCCGACGCCGGCGCCGCTATGGCACCGTCTCGGGCGGCGTGGAGATTTGATTCATGATCACAGCCGAACAAGCCCAGCAGCAGCTCGACCTCTGGCTGGCCGCCAGCAGCGCCGTGGCGAAAAATCAGGCCTACACCATCGGTGGGCGCAGCTTCACCCGCGTCGATGCCGCCGAGATCCGTCAGCAGATCGACTACTGGGAAGGTAAGCTCCGCGTCGCCCGCCGCGGTGGCCGCCGCATGACGATCGGCTACGGGGTGGCGGAATGAAGGTCGCCAAGCCCACTCCACGGCTGACGATGGTCGACCGCGTCGTCAACTACTTCAGCCCGGCGGCCGGCAACCGGCGCGTGCATGCGCGCACGGTGCAGGCCTATTCCGGCGCCTATGACGGCGGCTCGACCATCAAGCGCTCGCTCAAGAACTGGTTTGCGTTCGGTGGCTCGGCCGACGCGGACCTGATCCCGCAGCTGGCCGTGCTGCGCAACCGCAGTCGCGACCTCGCGCGCAATAACCCGCTCGCCCGCGGCGCGATCAACACGGTGGTCACCAACGTGGTCGGCACCGGCCTCGCGCCGCAGCCCACGATCGACCGCGATGTGCTCGGGCTCACGCCGGAAGAGGCGACCGCCTGGCAGCGCCAGGCGCAGCGCGAGTTTGCGCTGTGGGCCGAGAGCAAGGAATGCGATGTGACGCTCGGGCAGATCTTCTACGAGATGCAGCAGTTGGTGTTCCGTTCCACGCTGGAGAACGGCGACATCTTCGTGCTCACGCCGATGCCCGAGCGCCATCGCACGCGGTACCGCACGCGCCTGCAACTGATCGAGGCCGACCGCTGCTGCAACCCGCAGGGGCGGCGCGACGAGGACAAGTTTGCGGGCGGCGTCGAGCTCGACGATTTGGGGGCACCCGCCGCATACCACTTTCTGCGTAAGCATCCGGGGGCGCTGGGCGCTGTCGGCGGCAAACGCGAGTGGGACCGGCGCGAGGCCTTCGGCAGCGGGTCTGGCCGGCGCAACGTGCTGCACCTGTTCGAGCGGCGGCGGGTCGGCATGACGCGGGGCGAGCCGTACCTGGCGCCGGTGATCGATCCGCTGCGCCAGCTCGGCACCTACACCGACGCCGAGCTCGCCGCCGCGGTGGTGTCGGGCATGTTCACGGTCTTCATCAAGTCCGTTGATGGGGACGGGCCGATCGAGGTGGACCCGAACGACCCGGCGCCGGATTACAAGCTGGGCAAGGGCGCAGTGATCCAGGGCGCGCCGGGCGACAGCGTCGAGGTGATCAACCCGGGCCGGCCCAATGCGCTCTTCGATCCGTTCGTGCAGTCGATTCTGCGGCAGATCGGGGTGGCGCTGGAGCTGCCGTTTGAGGTGCTGATCAAGCACTACACATCGAGCTACACCGCGGCGCGGGCGGCGATCCTGGACGCGTGGCGCTTCTTCAAGATGCGGCGCTTCTGGCTGGCCACCAACTTCTGCCAGCCGGTCTATGAGCTGCTCATCGATGAGGCGGTCGCGAACGGCTTCCTGTCGGCGCCGGGCTACTTCGAGCACCCGCTGATTCGCCGCGCTTGGCTCGGTTGCCAGTGGGTGGGCGATGCGCCGGGCGCGATCGATCCGCTCAAGGAGGCGCAGGCCTCGGAGAAAAACCTGCAGATCGGGCGCACCACGCTGGCCAAGGAAACCATGGGCTACGACGGCAGCAACTGGGAAGACAACCATGCCCAGCAGGCGCGCGAACAGGAAGCCCGCAAGCGCGACGGCCTGCTAAGCGCGCCGGCCGGGCAGGCTGTCGCGCCGCCGGATCCGCTCGATAACGCAGACGACCAATGACAACCCGAACCCGCCCGCGTGGCGGGTTTCGCTTTTCTGGAGCGACGATGAACCGACTACTGGATGTGGTCACGGGCGCCTGGGCCATCCTTCCCGACAAGCTGGTGGCGATCGCCAGCGCCTATGAGCGGCACATGCTGGGGGAGGCCGCCGACCTGAGGGCGATCGAGGCCAGCATCGGCAAGCCGCTGGGCAGCACCCCGCAGGACTACGAGATCGTCAACGGCGTGGCGATTGTGCCGATCATGGGCACCATCGCGCGCCGCGCGAACCTCTTCAGCGACATCTCCGGTGGCGCCTCGAGCGACCTGGTCGCCCGGGATCTGCGCGCCGCGGCGGCCAATCGCCAGGTGAGCTCGATCCTGCTGCACATCGACTCGCCCGGCGGCACGGTGGCCGGCACGCAGCAGCTCGCCGACATCGTGCGCGAGGTCGGCGCAATCAAGCCTGTGATTGCGCTCGCCGACGGCACCATGGCCAGCGCCGCCTACTGGATCGGCAGCGCGGCCCAGGCCGTGTACATCGCCGACACCACCACCGAGGTCGGATCGATCGGCGTGGCCACCGTGCACCGCGACGTGTCCGGCGCCGAGGCCCAGCGCGGCGTCAAAACGACGGACATTTATTCCGGCAAGTTCAAGCGGATCGCCACCAGCTATGCGCCGCTGTCCGAAGAGGGGAAGTCCTCGATCCAGGACTACATCGACTACCTCTACGGGCAATTCGTCGATGCGGTCGCCAAGAACCGAGGCGTCTCCGCCGACAAGGTTCTCTCCGATATGGCCGACGGTCGCATCTTCGTCGGCCAGCAAGCGATCGATGCTGGCCTGGTGGATGGCATTGCCACGGCCGACCAGCTGATCACCCGACTCGCCGCCGGCGAGTTCAAAGCCCCGGGGGCCAGTCCTGCGCCTCCTTCCAAGACCCGGGCAGACCTGCCCACCTCTCCGAAAGGAACCACGATGAGCATCACCCGCGAAGAGCTGGCGGCCCAGTCGCCCGAGCTGTTGGCAGAAATCCAGGCCGAGGCGCGCACCGCCGGCGCGACCACCGAGCGCGATCGCATTCTCGGCATCGAGGCGCACGCGATGGTCGGCCACGAGGCGCTGATTGCCTCGCTCAAGGCCGACGGCAAGACCACGCCCGACCAGGCGGCGGCGCAGATCCTCGGCGCCCACCGTGCGGCATTGGCCAAACAGGCCGCCACCCTGGCCGCCGACGCACCGGCACCGCTGCCGGCCGCGCCCACCAGCGAGCCGGCTGCGGCCGCCGCCAAGCCGGACCAGAAGGCGATCGCCGCTCGCACCCGCGAGTTGGTGGCTGCCGCCCAGGCCTCCGGCCAGAAGCTGAGCTATGCCGCGGCGGCCACGCAGGCCGCGAAAGAACTGGCGCAGGCGTAATCGCCGCGCTCTCCCTTCGATCCATCACAGGACCCTACCATGAGCAATCCCGGACTCCTCAAGACCCACACCGCAGAGAGCGCGCTGGCCAAAAACCGCATCGTCACCCATGGGGCGACCGATGGCACCGTCAAGCAGGCCGCCGCGGCCACCGATACCCTGCTCGGTGCCACCGAGGGCTTTGCCTACGTCGCCGGCGACCGTCCCTCCATCGTGCGCAGCGGCATCGCCGACATCGAGTACGGCGGCAACGTGACGCGCGGCCAGCCGCTCACCTCGGACTCGGTCGGTCGTGCCGTCGCCGCGGCGCCGGGCGCCGGCTCCAACGTTCGCATCATCGGCTTCGCCGAGGTGTCTGGCGTCTCCGGCGACATCTGCGGCGTGTTCCTGGCGCCCGGTCTGATGCAGGGCTAAACGCCCCGCTGTCCTCGCTGCTTTCTTCTTTTCTCATTTCTAGGAGTCATCCATGACGACTGCTGTCGCTCCGTACCCGATCAATCTCGCGCTCATCGCGTCGATCGTGATCGCCTACGCCAACGGCGAGATGATCGCCGACCGCGTGATGCCGCGCGTGACGGTCTCGCAGGCCGAGTTCAAGTATCTGGTGCAGACGGTCGCCGACCACTTCACCGTGCCCGACACCCGCGTCGGCCGCAAGGCGCGACCCAACCAGGTCGAAAGCAGCGGCACCATGCTGACCGGTGCGGTGTTCGACTACGGCCTGGACGAAATCGTCCCGATCGAGGACGTGCGCAATGCCCCGGAAGGTGTCGACCCGCTGGCACTCGCCGCCGAGTTCGTGATGAAGCTGGTCACGCTCGACCGCGAGGTGCGCGTGGCCAACACCGTCTTCGGTGCGGCCAACCACAACAACAAGGTGACGCTGTCGGGCACCTCGCAGTGGTCCGACTACACCAGCTCGGATCCGATCACGGCCATCCTGTCCAACCTGGACACGCCGATCATGCGGCCCAATGTCGCGATCTTCGGCCGCTCGGTCTGGACCAAGCTGATCCTGCACCCGAAGGTGATCGACTACGTCAACGGCAAGGGCGGTACCAGCGGCGGCGTGACGCGCCAGCAGCTGGCCGATGCGCTCGAGCTGGAGGAGATCCTGGTGGGCAGCGCCTTCGTCAACACGGCGCGCAAGGGCCAGGCGATGTCGCTGCAGCGCGCCTGGGGCAAGCATGCCGCGTTCATCTACCGCGAGATCCCGGCCGAGACCACGCGCTCGACGACCTGGGGCTTCACCGCGCAGCAGGGCGAGCGGATCTCCGATGCGGAGTTCGGCAAGCAGCATGGCGGGCTCGAGGGCGGCTACCAGGTGCGCGCCGGCGAGCGCGTCAACGAGCTGGTGACCGCGCCCGATCTGTCGTTCTTCTTCCAGAACGCGATCGCCTGAAGCCAGGCGACGTGCGACGGTAATCCACCCTGACGGCCCGCCACGTGCGGGCCGTTGTCATGGCAAAGGACAAGCATGAAAGTCAAAGCAAATTGGCCGGTCGACACCGGCAGCAAGGTGCATCAGGCCGGCGACAAGTTCGATCTGCCGGATGAGCAGGCCGAGCAGCTGGAAAAGCTGGGCGCGGTCGAGATCCTCGGCCGCAAGAAGGCCGCGGCGAAGGCTGGCGACACGCCTCCCGCCGAGAGTGAGGACGACGACCCCGGCGCCGACAACGGCGATCCGCAGAGCTGATGCTGCCGGGTGAGGATCTCGACGTCTTCGTCGAAGACTTCGGCGACCTGGTGACCGTGGCGAGCCTGGGCCTGTCGGCCAAGGCGCTGCTCGATCAGGGCTTCAAGGACGTGCTCGACGGCACCGTGCGGGCGAGCTCCTGGACCCTGACCGGTCGCGCCGACGTGTTCGGCGTGCTGTCGCGAGTGCACCAGGTCGTGGTGACCGGCGGCGCCTCGGCCGGCACCTATCGCCCCTTCGGCGAGCCGATGCCGATCGACGATGGCGCCTTCGTCGCAGTGGAGCTGCATAGGGAGCTGCCATGACCACCACCCTGCGCGAGTCCTACGCCGAGCAGATGCGCGCCGCCCTCGAGGCGGTGCCGGCGCTGCAGGCGCTGGGGATGCGGTTCTCCCGCTCGATCTTCGAGGCGCTGGAGATGCGCGCCACCAAGTATGTGCTGGTGCTGCATCACGGTGCCGATGCGCCGGGCCACGAGACCACCGGCGCCGTCGATCGCCACAGCGAGCTGCTGGTGACGCTGGTGGTGCGCGACACCGACCCGGATCCGCTGTCCGAGGCGGCGCTGGCGATCGTGCATCCCGTGGTGATGGCCTTCACCGCGGCGCAGCTCATCGATGTCAGCGAGCTGTCGACAGACGCGCCGGCCTATGACCACACCGGGGGCATGCGCTCGGCGCGCACCGTGCATTACGACCTCTTCTATCGCACCCAGCGCGGCAGCCTGAGTGCCTAAGGAAACTATGAAACGAACCCCTTCGAGTCAGCCGGAAGCGGCTGACGGCGCGACAGCGCCGCTGGACTCGGCGGCCGCCATCGTCTCGGACGAGTACTCCGGGCTGGGCGGCAGCTACGTTTTCGACCCGGCCACCGGCAAGCGCACGCGCGTCGAAGGTCCGGACCACCAAGATCCGGCGCCGGCCGCGCCCGCCCCATCTCAGGAGTAAGCGATGAAAATCATGCGCAAGGCCTTGATCCTGGCCAAGCTGGAAACCACCTACAACGTCGACCCGACCCCGACGGCTGCGGCCAACGCGATCCTGGTGCGCAACATGAGCGTGCAGCCGGTGACCGGCGACTTCGTGCCGCGCGATGTGGTGCGCCCGTACCTGGGCGGCGACGAGCAGCTGCCGGCGGCGATCTACTCGACCGTCAACTTCGAGGTGGAACTGGCGGCCAGCGGCACGGCCGGCACCGCGCCGAAGTTCGGCCCGCTGCTGCGCGCCTGCGGCCTGAGCGAGACCGTCACGGCGTCGACCGACGTGAAGTACGCGCCGGCGAGCGGCACCTATGAGTCGGCCACGATCTACTACTACCTGGACGGTCTGCTGCACAAGCTGACCGGCGCGCGCGGCACCGTGGTGTTCTCGCTCAACGCCAAGCAGATCCCGGTGGCGCAGTTGGCCTTTACCGGCATCTATTCGCCGGTGACCGATGCGACGCTGCCAGCTTCCCCGGATTTCAGTGGCTTCCGGGTGCCGCTGGTGGTGAACAACACCAACACGGCCGCCTGGAGCCTGCACGGCTTCACCGGTGCCTGCGAGGCCCTGTCGATCGACCTGGGCAACACGATCAGCTATCGCAACTTGATCGGCATGGAGACGGTGGAGCTGACCGATCGCGCCACCACCGGCAGCGCCACGCTCGAGCTGCCGTCGATCGCCACCAAGGACTTCCCCGGCATCATCCGCGCGGCCACCACCGGCGCGCTGTCGATCACGCACGGCACCGTCGCCGGCAGCAAGGTCAAGTTCGACGCGCCCAAGGTGCAGCTGAGCAATCCGCAGTATCAGGACTCCGAGGGCAGCGTGTTCCTGCAGACGGCGCTGTCGCTGGTGCCCAACGCCGGCAACGACGAGCTGCTGCTGACCTTCCTGTAACCCGTACCCACCACGCCACACGGCCCGCCACGCGCGGGCCGCAAACATTTCTGGAGAACCCCCAATGGCTTTCAAGCTGGCAATCAATCCCACCTTCCGCGATGTCGTCCAGGTCGAGCTGCGCGGCGAAACCGGCAAGATCGAGCGCTCGTCCTTCACCGCGGAATTCAAGCGCCTGCAGCTGCCCGAGCTCGAGGAACTGAAGGCCTCGGTCGAGAAGGAGGCCGCCGAGCTGCCGCCTGCAGAAAAGTGGCGCGCGCAAGCGAGCGCGATGCGCCAGGTGCTGGTCGGCTGGCGCGATATGGTCGGCGACGACGGCAAGACCGTGGTCGAGTTCAATGAAGCCAATCGCGAGCTGCTGCTGGTGATCCCGCAGGCGCTGACCGCGACGCAGCTGGTGTTCTGGACCAATTCCTACGGCAACGGGGCGCGCGAAAAAAACTGATCGCGATCGCTCGCCATTGGGCCGGCTACCGGCCCAATGAGTTTGAGGCCGACGCCGACATGGCCGAAATGCTGGAGGCCTTCAACGTGGCGAGCGATTGTGTCGACGAAGTGCGCGCGCGCGGCAGCGGCGAGGATTGCCAGGTGCATGCCGACAACTGGGAGGCCTGGCAGCTGTTCCGGAGGCTGGGGACCCAGTGGCGTCGGGTTGCCGGTATGGCGGATTGCATGCGCACCGGCCTGGACTACGCCGCGGTCGAACCTGTGCTGCGCCTGCTCGGGGTGAAGCGCAAGCGCCGCACGGCACTCTTCAACGACCTGCAGGTGATGGAGGCGGCAGCGCTCGAGGAGCTGGAGGCGCAGCGTGAGCGACGCAGCCAGCAGTACAACGCAGGCGCCCCAGGCGCATAGGAGCGGAGCATGAAACTAGGGGATCTGCTCATCAAGCTCGGGCTGGACCTGAGCGACTACACGCGCGGTCTGAGCAAGGCGCAGGCCGATACGCAGGGCTTCGGCAAGAACATCGGCGAGGTCGCCGGCGAGGCCAGGGGCAAGATCGGTGACTTTGCCCAGGAAACCGTCACCAAGGTCGCGGCGGCGGTGGCCGCGTTCGCGGGCGTGTCGGCCGTGCTGATGTCGGTCAAGTCCTCGATCGACGGCCTGGATGCCGTCGACGAGCTCTCCGAGCGACTGGCGGTCAACGCCACCACGCTGCAGAAGTACGCCTACCAGGCGCATTTCTACGGGCTCGGCCTCGACGAGGTGGGCGGCGCCGTCAAGAAGCTCTCCACCAACATGGCCGAGGCGGCTGGCGGCGGCAAGGACCAGGCGGCGCTGTTCCGTGCGCTCGGCGTGTCGGTGGTCGACGCAGGCGGGCAACTGCGCGACGTCGACACGGTGATGGCCGACGTGATGGAGAAGTTCTCCGACATGGAGGACGGTGCTGGCAAGACCGCGCTGGCTGTGGATCTGTTCGGCAAGTCGGGGGCCAACCTCAATGCCTGGCTCAGCAGCGGCGCTGACGGCATCAAGAAGGCGGCCGAGGAGGCGGAGCGTTTCGGGGTCATCGTGCCGGAGGCGGCGACCAAGGCCGCCGGCGACTTCAATGACAACCTCGACCGCATGGCGATGGTGGCCCGCGGCACCTTCAACCAGATCAACGCCGCGGCGCTGCCCGCCATGAACGCCTTCATGGAGGCCATGATCGAGGCCGCCACGGAGACCGACTCGCTCAACCAGTCGGCGCAGCGGCTGCGCAAGGACGGCACGCTGGGCGCGTGGGCGATGGATACCGCGCGCGTGCTGGGCTTCATTGTCGATGCGGGGCAAGGTGTCTATCGCACCTTCGAGCTGATCGGCAAGGGCATCGGCGCCGCGGCCGCCCAGGCGGTGCTGCTCGCGCAGGGCGAATTCAAGGCGGCGTCGGCGGCGGGTAACGCCTTTCTTTCGGACGCCGACGCGATCCTCAATCGCAAGCTGTTTTCGCAGGTGTTGGAGCAGCGCCTCGCCCAGATGATGGCCGACGCCGACGGTGGCGAGGGGTCGGGCGACGATCGTCACAAGCGCAAGGCGCCGGTGCAGAACAAGGCCGGCGAGGTCAAGGAGAGCGAGGCCGACAAGCTGATCAAGTCGCTGCATGAGCAGATCGCGGTGCAGGACGCGGTCACCGCGTCGACCAAGGAGCTGACCGACGGGGAAAAGGCCTACGCCAAGTTCCTGGAGGATCTGCGCATCGGCAAGGATGCGTCGCTCAAGCAGAGCAAGGCGCAGATCACCGCGCTCTACCAGGAGGTGATCGCCGGCGAGAAGGCGGCCAGGTCGCGCAAGGAGTACCTCGAGGCCCGCGACAAGGAGTGGGACGCGATCGAGAAGGGCACCGACGCGCTGCGGACTAACATCGAGACGGCGCTCCTGGAGGGCCAGGCGATCGGCCTGAACAAGCAGCAGCTGGTCGAACTCGAGTCGGCGCGGCTGGCCGAGCAGGCGGCGGCCAAGCGGTCCAAGGCGGCCATCTATGACCTGATGCCTGGGTATGAGGCGCAGGCCGCGGCGCTGCGCGAGCAGGCCGATCTGCTCAACGTGCTGGCCGACCAGAAGCTCGCCAATGCGCGCAAGCAGTCGCGGGCTGACGAAGCGGAAGAGACCGCCAAGGAATGGAGCAAAGTCGCCGACCAGATCAACCAGTCGCTCACCGACTCGTTCTTCCGGGCCTTCGAGAATGGCGCGAGCTATGGCAAGGCCTTCCTGGACGGCCTGAAAAATATGTTCAAGGCCACCCTCCTGCGCATCCCGTTCCAGTATGTGCAGACCACCGCCATGACCGCGCTGGGGTTCGGCAGCAATGCCGCCAATGCCGCCTCGGGCAACGGCGGGAGCACGGATTGGCTGGGGTATGGCCGGGACGCCTATAACTTGGCATTCGGCGGCGGTACGGCGCTGAGCCAGACCGGCTCGCTCAATCTGTCATACATGGGCGACTTCATGGCTTCCGGTGCATTTGGTGCCGGCACCGGTGCCTCGATCTTCGGCTCGGGCGTGTCGGGCGTGGGCTATGGGTCCAACGCCGGCCTGTCGCTGTACGGGACCGGCTCGGCCATGTCGCTGTCCGGGGGTTCGGCGGGCCTGTCGGCAACGGCTGGCTCGGCGGCGTCGAACCTGTCCTGGCTCAATGGCGCGAGCGGCCTGTGGGGCGCCGGCGCCGGTATCGCCGGGGGCTTGCTGGGCGGGGCGCTGTTCAACAACAAAGGCTACTCGGCCATGGGCGGCAGCCTGGGCGCCATCGGCGGGCTGGCGGTGGCCGGCTCCAGTGCCGCGGCCGCTTCGGCGCTCGGCGCGTCGATCGGCTCGGCGCTGCCGGTCGTCGGCACGATCATCGGCGCGGTTGCTGGCGCGGCGTTGGGGTCGCTGATCGGAGGCGGCGGCGAAACGCGCTATGGCGCCTCTTACGCGGTCGACGCCAACGGCCGGGCGCAGAAGTTTGCCGGCCCGTCCGGGGGCGATCGCGCGGCCGAGCAGGTCACGGCTGCCATCGGCTCGACCTATGCGTCGATGGAGGCGCTGGCGACGCAGTTCGGTGGGTCGATGGCTGGCCTGGGGCAGTTCAAGGCCAGCTATGAAGTCAGCCCGAAGAAGGGCAATTCCTTCGTCGCGGCAGGCTTCGGCGACGGCTGGTATCCGGGGCGTGAGGACCTGAAGGGCGAGAAGGACCCGGAAAAGGTGATGGCGGCCTTCGAGCTGCAGCTGCAGCGCTCGATCATCCAGGGGCTGCAGCAGGCGAACCTGGAGGCGCCGTTTGCCGAGTTCTTGTCAGGCATTGACGCCAGCAAGCTCAGCGCCACCGATGTGCAGTCGGTGCTGGGCACGCTGGACGCCCTGAAGAGCTTCAGCGATGCCGTACAGGACATGCCGTTCAAGGGCTTTGCGCAACTGTCTGCCGCCGCGGCCATGGCGCTGGCCAAGGCGGCCGGCGGCATGGACGCGCTGGTCAACGGGTTGACCACGTATTACCAGACGTTCTACAGCGCTGAGGAGCAGCAGGCGCTCGCGCAGGACCAGCTGGCCAAGCAGTTCGCCGCGCTGAACGTGGTCATGCCGCAAAGCAAGGAGGCCTTCCGCGCCATGATGGAAGGCATCGACCTGAGCAGCGACAGCGGGCGCAAGCTGTACGCCAACCTGCTGGAGATCGCGCCCGCCTTCGCGCAGATGACCGATGTCCTGGGGCAGGCCGGTCAAGCCATGGAGGCCTTCGGCAAACAGGTGCAGGAGTTCCAGCAGTCGCTGGGCTTGAGCAACCTGTCCACGCTCACGCCGGAGCAGCAGTATGCCGAGGCGCGGCGCCGCTACGAGGCAACCTCGGCCGCGGCGCAGGGCGGGGATGCCGAGGCGCAGGCCAAGTGGACGCAGATCGCGCAGGCCTTCCTGGAGGCCTCGCGCGGCTTCTACGCCAGCGGCGGGCAGTACGCCGCCGACTACGCCGCGGTGCAGGGCTTCCGCCCCGACGGCTCGCACGCCGGCGGCCTGGACTATGTGCCGTTCGACGGCTACCTGGCCGAGCTGCACAAGGGCGAGCGGGTGCTGACCCGGGCGGAAAGCGCGCAGTACGCGCAGTCGCCGAACTGGTCGCAATACGGGCAGGGGGCCAACGCCGCGCTGGTGGCCGAGGTCAAGGCGCTGCGCAACGAGCTGGCGACGCTGCGCGAGTCCGTCGGCCAGGTCGAGGCGATCAAGGAGGCCCAAGCCGCGGCGCGTCATGAGGAGGCCATGGCGGTGCAAGCCAAGCAGGTGCGGCTGCAACAGGACTTACTCAACAAGTAACCATGACCATGACCATTGCCATTGAAGTGAGCGCATGGCGGCTGTCGACCGGGCTGGTGGAGACCCTGCGGTATTCCGACGCAGGCTTCACCACGCGCCCGACCGACACGCCGGCCAATGCGTTTTTCGACCCGCGCCTGGTCGAGCCGCCGCGGCTGTCGCGCGTGCTGTTCGACCAGGCCACCACCTACGGCGCCTCGCGCGCCTCGGTGGGCGAGATCCTGCTGTCCAACCCGGACGGCCAGCTTGATGCGTTGCTGACCGACTATGCCTTTGACGGGCGCCCCTTCGTGGTCAAGTCCGGCGCGCTCGGCACGGCGGTGTCGGGCTGGCCGGTGGTGCTGTCGGGGCTGCTCGACGACGTGCGCAGCGCCGGCAGCGAGATCAGCCTGGTGGTGCGCGATCGCCTGGCGGCACTGGGCAGGCCGCTGTCGCGCGCCAAGTACGCCGGCAACAACGTGCTGCCCGATGGCCTGGAGGGCACCAAGGACGACCTGAAGGATCAGTACAAACCGCGCGTCTACGGCAGCGTACTGAACCTGCCGGCCAAGCTGGTCAACAGCAGCAAGCTGGTCTACCAGGTTTCCGACCAGGGCTGTACGGTCGGCACGGTCTATGACAACGGCGTGGCGCTCACGCGCGGCGCCGACTATGCGAGCTCGGCGGATCTCCTGGCCACCGCGCCCGCGGCCAGCACGGTGCGCTGCTGGGGCGGCCTGTGCCGGCTGGGCTCGTCGCCGGCGGGGCAGGTGACCGTCGACGTGGCCACCACCGAGACCCGGGCGGGGGCACTGCTGCAGGCGGTGGCGCTCGACGCGGGGATCCCGTCCGGCGACATTGTCGCGGCCGACGTGACCGCGCTCAACGCCGCCAACGCCGCGCCGGTGGGGGTCTGGGTCGATGGCGAGGCGAGCGCCCAGGCGGTGATGGATACGCTGGCCAACGCGATCGGCGCCTGGTACGGCTTCGACCGCCTCAACCGGCTGCGCATGGGGCGCCTGACCGCGCCCAGCGGCACGCCGACCACGATCTATGCCGACGCCGAGATGGCGCTCACGGTGCGCTCGGCCGGCGTGCCGAGCTGGCGCGCGGTGGTGCGCTTCGCCCGCAACTACACCGTGCAGGCGCAGCCGGCGGGATCGGTCAGTGCGGCGCGGCGGGCGTTCCTCGCGCTGGATCTTCGTCAGACCGCCAGCGAGCGCACCACGGTACAGACGGCCTGGCCGTCGTCCGAGGCGGTGATCTTCGATACCGCGCTGGTGGCGGAGGCCGACGCAGCCGCCGAGGCCAGCCGGCGCGCCGACCTGTACAGCGTGCGGCGCGTGCTGGTCGATGTCGAGATTCCGCTCGCCGAGCTCGGCGCGATCGACCTGGACAGCGTCGTGACGGTGCAAACCAGTCGCTACGGCTTGAGCGGCCGTCTGCTGCGGGTGATCGGCCTGGACACCGGCGTCGATCGCGGCACGGCCAAACTGACCTTGTGGGGCTAAATGGCAAACGTACTCCTGGCGCATCCAAACGTCGCCGACGGCGGCGCCCTGTCGGGTGGCAGTTGGCAGGTGGCGCTCAACAATCTGATGGACCGGCGGCTGTCGCGCGTGGCGCGCAGCACCACCGCAGCCAAGGCCGATACCCAGTTCGTGCTGGATCTCGGGCAAAGCCGGCTGGTGTCGGTGATCGCAGTGGTGCGACACAACCTGTCGACGGCCGCCAAGTGGCGCCTGAAGATGGCCAACGATCCCAGCTTCGCGAGCCCGGTCTACGACAACGCGGTGCTGGTGCCGCCCGACGGCTCGGCCTCGTTGCAGATGGATTTCGTCGCGGCCTCCTATCTGCTGTGGGACCCGGACTGGCAGCTGGCGTGGCCAACGCTGTTTCCGCCCTCCGCACTCGAATGGGAGGATGACAACTTCTGGACCGGCTCAATCACCGAAGAGGCGCGGCGCGAGTATCCGTCGCTGCTGCTGGTGGTGCTGCCCAAACCGACGGCGGGGCGCTACATCAAGGTGGAGGTCGACGACGAGGCCAACCCGGACGGTTATGTCGAGTTCGGGCGCGTGTTCGTCGGGCGCGCCTGGCAGCCGCAATACAACGCCAAGTGGGGCGCCTCGCTGGGCTGGGAGACCGACACCACGGTGCAGCGCGCGCTGTCCGGCACGCCGTACTTTGACCGCAAGAGCGGGCGGCGCGTGACGCGCTTCGAGCTCGGCTTCCTGTCGCGCGATGAGGCGCTGGGCGGGGTGTTCGAGCTCCAGCGCCAGGCCGGCGTCGACCGCGAGGTGCTGCTGATCTGGGACAAGGACGATGCCATCAACCTGCTGCGCCAGTCGTACCTCGGGCGACTGCGCCAGCTCAACCCGATCACGCGTGCCTTCGTTGGCAATCACAGCAACCCGTTTGAAATCGAGGAACTGACATGACCAGCGTCACCTTTACCACGGACGTCGGCGGCGACAACATCACCATCGACGACACCGATAACGCCACCACGGGCCTCGCCAACGGTGGCCACCGCACCCGCTTCATGATCGCGCTGCAGCAGCTGATGAAAGTGGCGCAGTGGATCAAGGCCACCGCGGCGACGGTGCTGCAGTACAAGACCGATGCCGCCACCTCGGCCACCCAGGCGCAGACCTATGCCTCGGCAGCGCAGGCCGCGGCCGGGGCGCCGGCACTGGCCGGCAATGCCAACAAAGTCCTGGCGGTGAACGGCGCGGCCAACGGCGTCGCGTGGGTGCAGTCGCTGCCGGCGCTGACGGTGACCGCACTGACGGCGACCTCGGTGACGGCGACCTCGGTGACGACGGACACGCTCGCCGGAAAGACCGCGACGCTCACCCACACGGTGCCCTACACGCGCTACGTGGAGAGCGACCAGAGCGGCGCCGCCGGCGTGTTCCAGAACCAGGTCGAGAGCGGTGCCTATTCGCTGGTGCGCAATACGGCGACGGCTCGGGACTTCAGCACCTACGTGGTCGAGCACCTGGTCAACAGTTCGGGCCGCCACCTGTTTGGCGGCGCGGCGGACGATTCGCTCTACAAGTACATTTTCCAGGGTGATCTGCGCTGCGTCGGTACGCTCTCTGCCACAGCGAACGTGGTCTGGGCGTCGGACGCGCGGCTCAAGGATGACGTCCAGACAATCCCGGCGGCTGTCTCCAAAGTGAAGCGCATGCGTGGCGTGTCCTACGTCCGTAACGACATCGCGGACAGCCCCCGATTCGTCGGTGTGCTGGCGCAGGAACTGAGGGCAGTGCTGCCGGAGGCCGTGCGTGAGGGCTCCGACGGGATGCTGTCTGTCGACTATGGCGCTCTGGGTCCGGTGCTGATCGAGGCGGTCAAAGAGTTGTGCGCTCGCGTTGAGGAACTTGAGCGGAGGGGCGCATGACAACGCCCGCATCTCCTCCGATCTCTATCCAGAACGTCTCCACTGAACTGCGGATTTCCGGCTCAGGGCAGCTGAATTACGAGGACATCAAGCGCCTGGCTGGCCTCTCGCGACTTGCCACCTCGGTGTCGATGTCGCAACTGCTGGGCAAGACGCGACCATACTGGGCCGGGGTGGACGCCGAAGTTAGCGGGTCCAGCATCGGATACAGCGCTATCACCTTCGTGGGGGCTCTTTTCCCATCGACCGACGAGTACTTCGGCAATGTGCAGATCCGCCAGCTCATGACGACAACGTTCGGGGGCTCGACGGTACAGACAACGCTGGTCTTTGCCTCTGATCCCGGGTTCCGCAATGACATCAAGGCCCGGCTGTACGACGATGATTTCGGATTTGTCCGCGAGGTGACGCTAGCCTACTCGGCTTCTACGGGAAACTGGCATAGCCCGCAGCTCTCAGTTGGTTCTGCAGCAGCCACGTTATTCACCGGCGCCGGAAGTTTCCAGCTTGACCTGATCAAGCTCTAGCGCCCGCCAGGGCTTCTTTCCATCGTGCCACCTTCGGTGGCTTTTTTATTTGGAGGCCTGCATGCCTGCAGAAGACAAGTTCAAGTTTCATGTCCCCGGTCTGAACTCGCCCTCGTCCGAGTACTTCGCGATTACCAAGGGCGACACGTCGGCCAGTGATTTCCCGACGGTGTCCCGCGCCATCCGCGTCGGTACTGGCGGCGATGTGGTGGCAGTGCGCACGGACGGCTCGACGGTGCTGTTTCGCAACTGCTACCCCGGCGAGATGTTGCCGGTGCGCGCCGTGCGCGTGATGACGACCGGTACCACGGCGGCCGACCTGGTGGCGCTGTGCTAGGGCTGGGACTCGGTTTGATGGGGCGCGGTGGGGGGAGCGCCTATGACGCGGACGATCTCAGCAAGGGCACGCTCAAGCTCGATTTCGTCTCCGTCAATGAGCTGACCCTCGATCTCAATCTGATCGTCGACGCGCACCAGGCGTGGGACGATGACCCGAGCTGGCCGTATGGCGCCGTCGGTGTGTTTCAACGTAAGGGATAACGATGCTGACAAGCAAGAATTTCAGCGACATTGTCGCGTTCACGCGCGCGTCTGCTGCCTGGCGTTACAGCAGCGGCGGCATTCTTGTGCAGGAGTCGGCCAACGTGCCGCGCCTGGGCTACGACCCGATCACGCTGGCCGCGCGCGGGCTGCTGGTCGAGGAGCAGCGGACGAACGAGTATTTGAACTCTCGCACATTCAGTTCCGCCACCCGCAACTCCATCCTGCCGCTGGTTGACGTGACGGCGACAGACGGGCCTTTCAACGGCACCACCGTCAAGAAGGCGATTCCGGATACTTCGAACGTCATCCACTATCTGGGCGGCGGAGGTTTCGGGGACAAGAGCACGAAACAGATGACGTTCTACGCCATCGTCAAGGCTGCGGGCTATAACTTCATCCGCATCGACTTATTCGATAGCGCGAATCACGGTTCCTACTTTGACCTCGCTGCTGGCACGCTTGGCACGTTGATCACCAACGGAGCCACAATGCGCCGGGGCATCAGCCCTCTGGGTGGTGGCTGGTATCTCTGCTGGGTCAGCATGGACGTAACCTCCACCAATCCGCTGCAGCCGAACCTCTGGATCACATCAGCAGACAACCAAGTTACCTTTGCAGCGGACGGCTCATCCGGCGTATTGCTGGGCACTCTTCAGGTAGAGCAGGGGGCGTTCCCGGGCTCGACCATCGTGACGACCGGTGCCCAAGTCACCCGCGTCGCCGACAGCGCGGTCATCACCGACCTGAGCAAGATTGGGTGGAATGCGAGCGGCGGCACGCTCGTCATAGAGTTCGAGCAATTCGGTACGGGGCAAATCGCATCGTTTGACGACGGCACCAATAACAACCGCATCTGCTTCCTGCGAAGCCAGATCTCGGAGAACTTCGTTCAGACGAGATTCCGGGGCGCGGGGGTGGACACCGCCAACCTGACGGTGGTTGCGGCGCTCAATGCGCGCAACAAGGTGGCAATGTCATGGGGGGCGGGGCAGTTGCTGCTCAGCGCAAACGGGTCCGCGGCAGCCACACAGGCGCTGGCTTCGGCGATTCCGGCGGTGTCGGCGTTTCGCTTTGGTGCGGCTGACGGCTCCAGCAAGCCAAACGCCTGGATCCGGACCACGCGCTATCTCCCAGCCCCGACTGCCGCGGCAGACCTGCCCGGCCTGTCCACGTGAGGTGACCATGTTCTTCGATTACTACCTGCGCGGCCCCGACCGCGACACCGTCCGCGCCGCCTTGCTGGCGGCAGGCCTCACCGTCGAGATCCCGGACGACTACGGGCAGCCACTTCGCGTGTCGGCCAATAGCGTCAGCATTACATCGCCCGGCGAGATCTCGGTCGGCGGCGAGTGGGATGCCGAGGGCAACGTGATCACGCCGCCCACGCCGGTGCCGGGCTGGCACACCAACCTGCGCTTGGTGCGGCCATTGACCGAGGCCGAGCTAGCGCACGTCGGCGCTTGGATACTCGACCCGGCGCCCGAGACACCCTACCGGGTGTGGGCATGAAGCTCGGCACGCATCCGCTCGCGCTGATCCTCACCACGACGCGCCTGATCCCGGCCCGCTTCGATGGCTACGCCGTCGGCCCTGTGGTGCTGGTGCGGCCCGGTACCAGCGCGGCGCTCCTCGCACATGAGATCACCCACGTGCGCCAGTTCTGGCGCTGCTGGGGCCTCAATGGACTGCTGTACCAGGTCAGCCGCCGCTGGCGCCTGCGCTTCGAGCTCGAGGCCTACCGCGCCCAGCTGGCGGTGACGGGTCCGCTGCCGGCACTGCTGTTTGCCGGCATGCTGGCCAGCAACTACGACCTGGACCTCACGCAGGAGGAGGCCTATCGCCTGCTGACGGCCTAGCCCGCCACCACGCTAATACGGGCCACCCTGCGGGGTGGCTTTTTCTTGCCCGCCGCGCGCGGGCTTTTTTTATGGAAAGGAGCCATGGACAAACAGACGTTTCAGCAGGCAGCCGATCTCAGCGCTGCCTTGGCCGATCGCTGGTGGCCACACGTCGACGCCGCGCTGTTCGAATTTGGCATCTTGCTCCCGCACCGGGTGGCGGCCTGGATTGCCCAGGTCGGCCATGAATCGAAGGGCTTCTCCTCCCTGGCGGAGTCCTTCGATTACTCGGTGCAGGGCCTGGTGGCCAACTTCGGTGCGCGCATGCCGGCCAAGCTGGCCGGCACCCTGGGCCGCCAGGCGGGCGAGCGTGTGGTGCCGCTCGAGCGGCAACCGCGCATCGCCAGCATCGTCTACGCCAGCCGCTACGGCAACGGTGAAGCGGCCACCGGTGACGGCTGGAAGTTCCGCGGCCGCGGCCTGAAGCAGATCACTTTCCGCGCGAATTACGAGGCCTGCGGTCATGCGCTCGGCGTCGACCTGGTCGCGCAGCCGGATTTGCTCGCCACCGATGATCGCCTAGCGGCTCGGTCCGCGGCGTGGTTCTGGTTCGCGCACGGCTGCAACGAGCTGGCCGATCGTGGCGACTTCGCGCAGCTCACGCGGCGCATCAACGGCGGGCTCAACGGGCTCGTCGATCGCGAGCAGCGCTGGCTGCGCGCGCAGCAATTCCTCCACGCATAACACCTCAAGGAACGGATACGAATGCAACAAGAAGACACTTGGCTGGTAGGTCTTGGCGTGATCGGCGTGCTGACGGCAGTCGGCAAGTTGCTGGTCAGTGATGACCCGATTACGCCGCGGCTGGTGGTGGGTCGGGCGTTGCTCGGGGCGGTCACCTCGATGGTGGCCGGCATCGCGTTGATCCAGTTCCCGGGGTTGCCGCCGCTGGCGCTGTACGGCATCGGCTGCGCGCTGGGCATCGTCGGCTCGCAGTCGCTGGAGGCCTATTTCCGGCGCTGGGCAAACAAGCAGGGGGGCGGCCGTGGCAAGACGACTAATTGAGGCGGTGCTGGGCGCGTTTTCTGGCTGGCAGGGCTATGCCCTGGTTTTCGCGCTGGGGGCTTTGCTGGCTGGCGCCGGCGTTTGTAACTGGCAGGCCAATGGCTATGAGCGCCAGCTGTCCGAGCGCGGGCGAGAGCTGGCCGAGTTGAGCGCAGAGCAAGCAAGACAAGTGGCCGAGGCGGTCGGCGCCGCGCGCCTGGAAGAGCAACGCCGCACCGCGGCACAGACGGAGATCGCCCATGCGGCCATCCAACAAGCGGAATTGGCCCGGGCGGATGCTCGGGCTGCTGACAGTGTGGCTCGCGAGCTGCGCGCACGTGCCACCGCCCTTGCCAATGCCGATCGCACCGCCGGCGATTCCGCCGCTGTCGGCAGTGGCGCGCCAGCCACCAGCGCCGGCGCTCTGCTCGCCGACGTGCTCGACCGGGCTGATGCGCGAGCGGGAGAGCTGGCTGCAGCGCTTGATGCCAGCCGAGGCGCCGGGCTCGCCTGCGAACGCAGCTACGACGCGTTGATGCCGAGCGAGCAGTGAATCGGTGAGCCGCCTGGCCGATTTCAGGCTCGACAAAAAAGCCCTCGACCGAGATAGGCGAGGGCTGTGTCGGGCAAGCAAAATCCCTGTAGTGAAAGGTACAGCCCGCCGCCGTTGCTTGGAAGTAAATGTGTGAGAGTCGCGACCAAGAGGGCGGCAGTTTCTGGCAGTCCTGTTAGTGCTTCGACCCTGTTGGTGCTTCGACCTTGTTATCGACTTCCAACCCCGGTCCCCCGTCGGCGGGCTGTATTGCGAAGGTTACACAATTGCAACAGTCCACGGTATGAGTCGTATGGCGGAATTGGAGAGGAGGCTCGGGGAGTCGTTAAACCTGCGCAGCCGTTTTTACCATAAGATAAACGGATTACCCCGGAAGTGGGGGCGGCGCTGAGATCGTCGCGCGGTTGGTTCTGTTGCCCGACAAACAGTTCCTCCTCCCTATGGGACGATTCTTAAATGAAACTTGGGCTAACGATGCTGCGACTATGAGGGCACTACCATGCGTACCCATACCCCGGCGCTGGCTACCTTCGCGCTGTTTTGCCTGATGCTGACCCCCGAAGTATGGGGGGCATGGGTGGAGCGGGCAGAGTCTCTTAAAGGGTTTATCGCCTTTGGGGTATTGGTCAAGTGCGTGCAGGCGGCCTTCGCACTCATTGCAGTGGGTATCTGGGTATGGCAATGAGGCATGCTTTCAGGATTCACGCCTTTGCAGTACTGCCTTCGGAGCAGGCGGCTCGCTCGTTTGCAACACTTTAGGCGGAGGTGTTTAGAGGGGTCGAGCCGGCAAATCCTTGCAAGGTAAGGTGCTTTTGACTTTGGCGATCACGCGCCGGTGCTTGTCCCGTGCCTCTGCCCATGTGGCCGAATGGTAAATCCGGTCGAGACCATTGCCATGGATGGTGGTCCAGAAGGTCGGCGGCTTGTCATCGTGCATGCTGGCCCAGCACGAGAACCTGGTGCGGACCTCGACGCCGAAGTCCGGCAGCCGGTCATAAAGTTCGTACTGCCTGCCGGCGGTGATCTGCCAGTCGACCTTTGCGCCGAAGTCGAAGACACGTACGGGCATGCCGGCCTCGTCCAGGATGTAGATGCGGTCCCAGTTCTCGGAGATGGAATAGCCGGGCTTGTCCATGACTGCCGTTCTCAGCGCAGCGTAAAGCGGACCGTCTGAGCGTCCAGGACAGTCCACGGACCGACAGCCAGCCGCAACAGCTGCCCGTCTGCCCAGTAGGAAACATAATCTGGGCGCCACTTCAGGGTGCGCAGGTGCCGGGCCTCCACGCCGGCGACCACCAGCCCGCCGGCCGCTGCCGCGACGGCCTCGCATGGCAGGCGCAGCTCTTCGTGGTCCTCGCCAAAGTAGTGGGCTTCGAGAAAAATGGTGGTGGCCAT